GGGGTTACTCGGGAGCGGTTGGGGGAGGCTGTCGTCGAGGCGGGGCTGGCGGCGGTGACGCCGGTGTTGCGGGTGCTGTTGCGGCAGATCCTGGCGGGGAAGTGACGTTTTCCGACAGTGCTGCGCGGCTCGCGGGGTTTGCGGGGGCTGTGCTGGGGTGGGCGCCGGAGGTGTTCTGGCGGGCTACGCCGGCGGAATTGGCGGGGGTGGTGGGGGCTTTGGTGGGCGACGTTACGGCACCGCCGGATGCTTCGACGATCGCGCGGTTGAGGGGGGCTTTTCCTGATGGATGATGATCTGGAGCCGGCGCTGGTGAGCGTGCGGGTGGGGACGGCCGGGTTCGTGCGCGATGTGGCGGCGATACGGGAGGAACTGGAAAGCGTGCTGGGGAGCGGGGCGGAGCGGGCTTCGCTGCGGGTCGAGGCGGGGCTGTTGCGCGCAGTGCGGTCGGGGAAGCTGGGGTTCGAGGAGCTGAAGGGGGTGGCTCTGTCGGCGCTGGATGCGATTGCTTCGGCGGCTTTGAAGGCTGGGGTGCAGTCCGTGTTGAGCGGCGGGGGGTTGAGTGGGGCGCTGGCGGGGTTGGTTGGCGGGTTGCCTGGGCGGGCGACTGGTGGGCCGGTGTCTCCGGGGCGGGCTTATGTTGTTGGCGAGCGGGGGGCGGAGGTTTTCGTGCCTACCTCCAGCGGGCGGGTCGAGACGGGTGCGCCGGGGGGCGTGCGTGAGGTTCGGGTGGCGATTACGGTGAATGCTGCCGGGGGGAGTGCTGCTGGGGTGCTGGCGCAGTCTGGGCGGCAGGTGGCGCGGGCGGTGAAGGCGGCTCTGGCTGTGGAGTGAGTGGTGTCCCTCTCCCCTCGGGGGAGAGGGAAGGAGGAGCCGTAGGCGACGGGAGGGTGAGGGGTTTTGGGATTGATGTTCCTAGCCTCACGCCCCTCTCCCTCCCACGCGCAAGGGCGCGCGGGCCCCTCCCTCTCCCCGTAGGGGCGAGGGACAGTAGGAGAACATTTATGGCGCATTGGCTTTGCTCGGGGCGGACTGTGCAGGTCGAGGGGCTGGTCTCGCGGTTCGATCCTCGATTTTGGACGGTGGATTTCCCTCGGCCGATGATGGCTTCGGTTGTGACCACCGGCCCGGCGTCGCTGCGGGTGGATGCGGTGTTCTATAAGGCGGACGATCTGGCCGGGGTGATCTGGGCGGCGGAGGATCGGTTCGATCATCCTTTGTTGCAGTATGAGACGTCTCGGGATTTTCGGGACTGTCGGCTGCGGTTTCGGTGGCGGTCTTTGGGGGTGATGGCGCTGGACGCCATCAACGGCCCGACACTCACGATCGAGGGGCGGGATGCGGCGGGCGTGGCTCGGGCCTGGTATGTGCGGTTGTGGAATTATGCGGTTGGGGCGCCGGAGGATGCGGTGGTCTCGCTCGATTTCGCGGCGATGGTCGGCGGGTATGAACTGCCCGAGGATAGCGATCCGGTGTGGGCGGGGGATATCGACCGGATGTTCGTGTCGGTGGTGCCGCCTGAGTATTCCGGGGCGGACGTGGCCCTGGCCGTGCCGCGCGAGGGGTGGGTCGAGTGGACCGATCTCGTCTGCGAGGGGCCGGGGGCGGTACTGGCGATCGGCGATGCCGTGGTGCCGGAGCACGGGGTTCGGATCGCGGGCGGGTATGACGACAGTTATAACCTGACGCCGGCGCGGTTGCTGCGCAATGCGCTGCATCTCGGGTATCGGGGGAGCATCACGCAGTATGTCGGGATGAGCCATTATTTCCGGCTCGAGGCGCTTGGCGCCGGGTTCTACGTTTCGGCCGCCGGGGGCGTGCTGAACGTCGCGTGTGCGGCGTGGCACCGGGATTTTGCGGCGCGGGCGAAGGCGCTCGGCTTCGACGTGATCTGGTCGCTGAGTTACGAGCTGTTCGACGCGCATTGCTGGAACGACTGGAAGCAGCGGGCGGCGGATGGCGCGCCCGCGCTGACCGGATGGGAGCCGCCGTCGACGTTGCTGTCGCCGGCGCATGCTGGGGCGATGGGGTATCTGCATGCGGTCGCGCGGGTGTTCATGGGGATCGCGGCGGCGGCGGGGTTGGCGGCGAAGTTTCAGGTCGGCGAACCCTGGTGGTGGATCATGCCGGATGGGCGGCCGTGCATCTATGATCCGAGCGCGGTGGCGGCGTTCGCTCCGGTGGCGATCGGTAGCATCCTGGGGGTCAAGAATGCCGCGCGGATCGCGACTTTGGATGCGGCGGGGGTGTGCCTCGCCGCATCGACGGCTGCGCTGGTGGCGGCGGCGAAGGCCGAGGCGCCGGGGTGCGTCACGCATCTGCTGACGTATCTGCCGACCGTGCTGGATGCCGCGGCGCCCGAAGCGAAGCGCGCGAACATGCCGGTGGGGTGGGCCAGTCCGGCGTTCGATGTGCTGCAGCTGGAGGATTACGACTGGGTGACGGCGGGGGATTCCGCGTCGTCAGCCGAGGGCGTGGCGGTGGCGTTCGCGCGGCTGGGGTATCCGGTCGAACGGCAGCATTATCTGTCGGGGTTCGTGCTCCAGCCAGGTTTGGGGCCTGACCAGGCGGTGCAGTGGGGGCTGATCGAGGCGGCCGCCGACGTCGCGCGTCGGCGCGGGGTGGCGGAGACGTTCTTGTGGGCGCTGCCGCAGGTGATGCGGGACGGGTTCGTGCATTTCGATACCGAACAGGAGGATGCCGTGGACGCGTTCGATGACGTGCTGTTTCCGCTGGAGCTGGGGCGCGAGGCCGAGGTTGCGCCGGGGTTTTCGACCTCGATCCTGACGAGTTCGGGGGGGCGGGAGGCTCGGAATGCGGCGTGGGCTGAGGCGCGGACGTCGTATGATGTCGGGCCGGGGCTTCGGAGCGAGGCGGATATCGGGGTGCTGCTCGCGTTCTTTCGGGCGCGGATGGGGGCGGCGCGGGGGTTTCGGTTGCGGGATCCTTTCGATTTCGACGCGGTGGGCGAGGTCGTCGGGGTTGGCGACGGGGTGGCTCGGCGGTTTGCTCTGGTGAAGTCGTACGGGGCGATGGAGCGGCGGATTACCCGGCCGGTTGGGGGGAGCGTTTCTGTTGCGGTGGATGGCGTTGGGACTTCGGCGTTTTCCGTGGAGGCTGGAGGGTGGGTGGTGCTGGATTTGGCGCCTGCTCTCGGGGCGGTGGTGACCGCCGGGTTTGCTTTCGATGTGCCGGTTCGGTTTGCCGAGGATCGGTTGAGCGTGGCTCGGGCTACGTTTCTGGCTGGGGTGGCGGCGAGTGTGCCGCTGGTCGAGGTGCGGGAGGCGTGATTTTCCCTCTCCCCGTTGGGGAGAGGGAGGGAGGAGCCTCTTGGCGAGGGGTGGGTGAGGGGTGGTTGGGATTCTGGTCCTGAGCCTCACTCCCCTCACCCTCCCACGCGCAAGGGCGCGCGGGCCCCTCCCTCTCCCCGGCGGGGAGAGGGTTCTCTCGAAGAGGAGACGCTCATGTTTCTGGATGCTGAGCTGGCGACGATCGCGCTGTGTTGGCGGGTCGAGCGGCGGGATGGGGTGGCGGTGGGTTTGACCGCGCATGACCGGGACCTGGTGGTGGACGGGCTGGTGCACCGGGCAGCGCCGGGGATGACGCCTTCGGCGATTCAAAGGGCGGACGGGCTGGAGGCGGATACGATGGATGTGGCGGGGGCTTTGACGTCTGCCGCGATTGGGGAGCGGGATTTGTTGGCTGGGCGTTGGGATGGCGCTCGGGTGGTGCTGTTTGCGGTGGACTGGACCGATCCGGCTTCTCGGGTCGAGCTGGGTGAGGGAATCATTGGGGCGGTCGAGCTGGGGGATGACGGGTTCACTGCGGAACTGCGGGGGGCGAGTGCGGCGCTGGACCGGCCGGTGGTCGAGGAGACTTCGCCGGAATGCCGGGCGGAACTCGGGGATCGGCGGTGTCGGGTGGCGATGGCGGGGCGGCGGCGGTTTGCTCGGGTCGTGGCGTGCGAGGGGGCGGTGGTGACGCTGGACGCGAGCGCTGAGGGGCTTGGGGGTGGGCTGTTGCGCTGGTTCGGGGGCGCGAATTGTGGGTTGGAGAGCGCGGTCGCTCGGGGGTTTGGGGTGGCGGTTACGCTGCGCACGGTGCCGGCGTTCGGGGTCGAGGCGGGAGTGTTGGTCGAGGTCGTCGAGGGGTGCGACAAGAGTCTCGCTACCTGTGCGGGACGGTTCGGGAATGCGGTGAACTTTCGGGGGGAGCCGTTTCTGCCGGGGATCGATCTGCTCACCCGGTATCCCGGGGCTTGAGCGCCATCGCGGCGGCTGCCGTTGCGGCAGTGGGGACGCGGTTTCGGTTGCATGGGCGGGGGGCGGACGGGCTCGATTGTGTCGGGGTGGTCGCGCTGGCCTTGCGGGCCGGGGGTTGTCTTGGCGAGGTTCCGAGCGGGTATTCGCTGCGGGGTGGCGATTGGGGTTTGCTCGATCGGGTGCTGGTGCGGGTTGCCGAGGCCGAGCCGGGCGACGTGCTGTTGATGGCGGTGGGGCCGGGGCAGTTTCATCTGGGGATCAGGACCGCGGGCGGGTTCGTGCATGCGGACGCGGGTCTGCGGCGCGTGGTGGAGCGGCCGGGGATGCCGCCTTGGCCGGTGATCGGTGTGTGGCGGATGGGGGGGTGACATGGCGACCTTGGTATTGACCGCGGTGGGGACTGCGGTGGGCGGACCGATCGGTGGCGCGATCGGCGCGCTGATCGGGCAGTCGGTGGATCATGCGCTGTTCGGCACGCGGAAGGAGGGGCCGCGGCTGGTCGAGCTGGCGGTGCAGACGTCGTCCTATGGATCGCAGATTCCGAAGCTGTTCGGGACGATGCGCGTGGCTGGGACGGTGATCTGGGCGACCGACCTGATCGAGAGTCGCTCGACGTCGCGCGGCGGCAAGGGGCAGCCGAGCACCTCGACCTATTCCTATGCGGCGTCGTTTGCGGTGCTGTTGTCGGCGCGCGCCGTGCTGGGCGTGGGGCGGATCTGGGCGGAGGGGAAGTTGCTGCGGGGGGCGGCGGGGGACTTCAAGACGGCGACCGGGTTTCGGCTGCATCTTGGCGGCGAGGATCAGGCGGTAGATCCGTTGATCGCGTCCGCCGAAGGGGCGTCGCCGGCGTATCGCGGGTCCGCCTATGCGGTGTTCGAGATGCTGCAGCTGGCGGATTTCGGGAATCGGATCCCGTCGCTGACGTTCGAGGTGATCGCGGACGAGGGCGTGGTGCTGGTGTCGACGATCGCGAAGGCGCTGGCGGGGGAGGTTTCGGGGGCCGCCTCGCTGGCGGTGGGCGGGTTTGCGGCGTCGGGCGGGAGCGTTCGGGCGGTGCTGGAGATGCTGGGGCAGGCGGGCGGGGCCTGGTTCGCGCCCTCCGGGGCGGGGCTGGTGATGCGGGATGCGGCGGGGGCGAGCGTCGCGGTGGCCGATGAGGGGTTCGCGGTTTCGGGGAAGGGCGTGCGGCGGGCTCGGGCGGTGGCGGCGATCGAGACCGTGCCGCGGACGGTGACGGTCGGCTATTATGACGCGGCGCGGGATTATCAGGCGGGGGTGCAGCGGGCGCGGCGGCCGGGGGCTGGTGTGCGTGACCTGTCGGTCGAGGTGCCGGCGGTGCTGGAGGCGGGCACGGCGAAGACCGTGGCGGAGGCTCTGCTGGCTCGGGCCGAGGCCGGGCGGGTGCGGCGCACCGTGGCGGCCGGGTTCGGAGCGATGGCGATCGCGCCGGGGGCTTGCGTGACGATTCCGGGGGAGGGCGGCGTCTGGCGAGTGGCCGATGTCAGTATCGAGGGGATGGTGACGACGCTCGGGCTGGTGCCGCTGGTGGCGGCGTCGCTGCCGGCGACGGCGACGAGCGGGCGGGTTTCGGCGGCGGTGGATGCGGTGATCGGCGCGACGATCGTGCATGCGTTCGAGGTGGCGGGGCTGGAGGATGCGCCGTTGACCGCGCCGCGGATGACGGTGGTCGCGGCCGGCATGGGCGTGGGCTGGCGGCAGGCGGCGCTGCTCTACAGCCTCGATGATGGGGTGAGTTGGGTGGCGCCCGGGGCGACGGCTGCGCCTGCGGTGCTGGGCACGATCGCGGTGGTGGCGCCGAGCGCGCCGGCGACGTTGGTCGATCGGCGGGGGGTGTTCGAGGTCGTCCTCGCGCATGCGGACATGGAACTGGGGGATGCCGATGCGGCGGCGCTCGATCGGGGGGGTAATCTGGCGCTGATGGGCGACGAACTCGTCCAGTTCGGGCGGGCGGAACCCTTTGGTGGCGCACGGTGGCGGTTGAGCGGGTTGCTACGCGGGCGGCGGGGGAGCGAGGCGGCTGCTGGGATGCAGGCGGTTGGGGACCGGTTCGTGCTGATCGAGGCGGAGGCGGCGCGGGCGTTCGACCTGCCGGTGTCGGTGCTGGGGCGCGAGGTTCGGGTGATGGCGTCGGGCGTGGGCGACGAGACGCCGGTCGAGACCCGGTGCGTGATGCGAGGGGCGTCGGTGGTGCCGCCGTCTCCGGTGCATCTCGGCTGGCGTGGCGAGGCGGATGGCGGCGCGACGGTGCGGTGGACGCCGCGGAGCCGGGCGGGGTGGCGCTGGATCGACGGGGTCGACGCGCCGCTGGCCGAGGAAAGCGAGGCGTACCGGGTGACGCTGACGACGGGAACCGAGGTGCGCGACATCGATGTCGCGGTGCCGTGGATCGTCCTCAGCGCGGCCGAGCGAGATGGGCCGGTCGGCGTCGCGGTGCGGCAGCGGGGCGTGTTCGGCGAATCGCTGGCGGCAGAACTGATCGTACCGGCCTGA